GGTCAATTGGTTCAGGTGCACGCTGATCGCCTGCCGCAGCACATTCTCCCGGTACAGCCAGATCACCCGCGGCTGCTGCTTGATTAGCCATTCCCAGATGTCAGCCTCAAACGCCTGGATGTAGGTCAACCGGCACATACTCACCCGGTAGCCGCTCTGGTTCAGTAATACCGCCAAAATTTTGCGCCGATCCCGTTTCAGCGTCCTGGTCCACACGCTCAGGTGATGCAGCGGTTCGCCCCGGTCGCAGAATATCTGGGTGTGGTTGCTCAGGCAATGCGTCAAAAACGTGCCGCCGCTGCGGATCGCCGCCACAATTACCGCCGGCGTGGCGATGTCTTTGGTCTGGTCATTGTCTCTAATGCTCACGCCAACATCCTCTCAAAACCGCATTCCGCCGAGGTTAAATAGCTCCATTTATCGCCGTTCCAGCGGGCCACTACCCTGGCCGGATTGCCGGCCACCATCACCCCCGGCCCTACCGTCTGGCCGCGCACCACGCTGCCGGCGGCCACAATCGCCCCGGGCCCAATCCGGCAACCCGCCAATGTCGCCCGGCTGCCAATCCAGGCCCCGGCTTCCACCGTCACCCCGTAATCCACCGTCGGCCCCAGCCAGCCCGGCCCCTGCTCAATATCGTGCGAGCGGGTTAACACTGTCACCAGCAGCCCCCACCGGCTTGTCTTATCAATCGCCAGGGGCCCCCGGCAATCCAAAAAACAACCCCGCCGCTCAAAATAGGCCCACGGCAGCCCCACACCCGCAGGTAATGGGCCAATCCGGCCGGCCAGCTTGCCCAAATTCATCCCCGCCGCCGCCCGGTTCGTTCCCGTTCAAACTGTTGCACCCGCTGCCAGGCCGCCTGGCTGTCGATCCGCCCCGGGATCATCCCCTTCCAGCGTCTCGCCTCGCCCGGATAATGGTACAGCCCGGCCGTCGTGATGCCTTTGGTGTATTTCGGGAACGTGTTCCACTCGTTGCCCAGTACATACACCCGCAGCGGTTCGGCGTACATCGCCCGGATCAACGCCCCCTGGTCCCGTTGGGCGTGTTGCTCCCATTTCGCCAGCCAGCGTTGAAAGAACTTTTTCACCCGCTCGCCCCGGCCAAACGCCCACACCCCGCCGTTGTATTGCAGCGTGTGCANCGTGTAGATTTCCGCCGCCGTCTCNTTCANTTCNGCCAGGTTGTTGGCCCGCCNGAAGGCGTGCATCGTGTCCATCAGGTGCGGGTCTTTGCAGATCACAAACTCCCAGCCNTCCTCGATNNNCTGNAAANACGNAT